TACATTCATTCTTGCAACAACTGTATTAAAAATCTGAGCATCAAACCAACCAAAAATAGAAATAAAACGAGATTTTAATTCTGTTAGTTTAGCAGTTTTATCACCCAACGCTTTTTGAATATTTTCTTGATTCATTTGTCCAAAACTGGGTATATTGTAAACAACATGATTTGTAATTACATAATATAAATAAGGATTTTGAATATCTTTATAAGGTAAATTAGAAGCCTTATTATACTTAGTTAACCGCTTGAATTCATTTAATTTACCGATATTATCTTTTCCAACTGCGTATATAACTACCGTATGTGTTGGATCGAAGTCTTCTAATAATTCAAGTGGGTTGTAAGGATTTGTTGTTTTAATAACATTCTTTACATTATGACGCTTCATTATAGCGTTTTTTTCTGCAAACGTAAGTGGTTTTCTAATAGCGTCTTGCATATCATCGGTAACAATATACACACTATCTGAACCAAATCTACGGCACAATCTATCATATTCTTCTTTATGGTGCAAAGCCATTGGATTAAAAGTACCTGGATATAAAACAATAATTTGCTTATCTATCAAATCATTTTCATTGAAGATAGCAAGGTTCATTTCTTTTATTAATTGTAATACTTTATTTTTCATCCATTACTCCCGTCTACCGATGGACCAAGTGGTGAGACTTCTGTTTGTGGGGCAAGTTGAACTGTCTGTGGTTGTTCTGGCCACACAACATCGTAGGGACTATCGTATTTAGTTATATCTCTCAATGCCTGACGATACACTTTCCATTCTTCTTTTTCTTCTGTGGTTAATGGTGAATCCGAAAGTTGTGTCCAATCACATTCATTTAATTTATTGTTTCTTGTAAATCTAATAGTAATCCAAGCGTTATCAATTATATTTTGTTGTTCTTCTTCAGTTAACTGCCTTGTTGTTTGATATTCTATTACCTCATCATCAGTAATTTCATAATAAGAACCGTCTATTACATAACTACCCGATACGGTAGCACTTACAAAACGATAAGGATACCAGCCAAATTGCTTTAATGAATTATTGTCTAATGTATCAAAGTTTGAAATATTAGCAAATGAGTTTGGTAAAACACGATGTTCACTCGCAATTTCTCCATCTTTTACATATACATATCGCATCATTAAATCCAATTTATTAAAAATATCACTTCATTATATAAATATACATAATACTTTTATATTATATTTTTTTTTCAAATACCATAATTTTAACATCAAATCTTCTTGGGTACAAATGTTCTGCTATTAAATTAAATTTATCAAAAACAATTTTTTCCACATCGATTCCGTCATCATCCCAATAAATTAAACCGCTATTTATACGATCTATTCCAACTGGTATAAATCTTTTTTTTTCATTTATAAAAATGAACTTTCCATCATTAGTTAATGAATCATATATAAATTGAACATCTTCATGCGGTGTTGGACTATGCTGTAAAACATAAACAGCCAAAGCAGTATCAAATTTATTTATTAATTCTAATTTATTTTGATCAGAAACAGGTGATGGTAATGGTGTAAATTTCGTACTATAAACATATTCCGAAGCTGCTTGTAACATCGGTTCAGAAAAATCTACACCAACCACACTACAACCAAGTCTTTCTATTAATCCCTTTGATAATCTTCCTACACCACACCCAAAGTCAAGTACATTAGAATCATTATGTACGTACAAATTAGATACTAAAGTATTAATAGTTGCTTCTGTTTCTTTTTCAAACTTATTAGAAATTCCATATTCTGGAGAAAGACAAATTTCTTTTGCATGACCGATGTCTCTTGGGTAAAACGCTTCTTTAACATAGTTCATTGTGTTATCTTTTATAATTTTCAGTAAATTCTGTTAATTCCTCTCTGATTTTAGCGAATGGTGCTTCCCATTCTCCGTACTTTTCTTGCCTAAATAGTCTTACTGAATCATACCATCGTGAAGTGTCACCTGGTACTACCCATGTATAGTATGGCATAATCGGTGTAACTATCCAAGTTGGTACTCCCATTGCACCTGCAAGATGTGCTACTGATGTGCATGAAGTAATTATAAGATCACATCCAGCAATAATAGAAGCGGTGTCATCCCATGTTTTCATGTGTTCTCGCATATCAGCAAAAGGAAGCCCGTCTACACAATTTTCATCTCTTTGCAAAGAATAAAATGTGGTATTTGGAATATCGTGTAGGTTTATCATTAGTTCTGGATTAAAACGTCTGTGTTGTTCATCTTCAAAATCAGGTGAGCCACTCCAACGAATACCAACTTTTAGCGTACCCTTCTTAGAAAACAAATTTCTTTTTTCTTTTGGAAAAATAAATGGTTTACCATCTAAATCTTCATATTCCATTCCTAAAATATAAGATGCAGACATAGCAGGAATCCAATAATCATAGTGGCAGCCCATTACAATTTCATTATCAACGCAAATAAAACCATGTCTTGAAAACAATTCTTTTAATTCTGGAGCACAAGAAACTAATACACGTGCACCCATTTCTTGAAATATTTTAGCAAATCGAAAATTAAGAATTTGATCGCCATATCCACCTTCACATCTGAAAAGAAGTGTTTTTTCTGTTAAATCTTCATCTTTCCAAATTTTTCCTGGTAAGGCCGGGAGTCCAAACACATTTATATATCTACCGTAATTAAAATGTTCAAACGCTTTTATCATGTTTCCATGGCGCATTTCATGCCAACCCAAGTTAAAAAGAACTCTCATATCATCTTGTGGTTGATTACGAAGTATTTCTTCACCTAATTCTGGACTACCATTTGTAGCATACCTTACTGCCATATCTAGCGGGTGGATAGTTTTTTTATCCATAACAAAACCTTTTATATTTTTATATAATAGTTACAAACATACTATTTTTTGATAAAAAAAACAAATTTTAATTAAATTAATATTGTTTAATTGCACCCCCATGTGTCCATCCAGCAGAAGCAGAAACCCACGTTGTTAATGTTCCAATTTGAACAGGTGAAGAGTATAAAGTTGTACTCCCCTGACCCAATTGACCATTGGCGCTTTGTCCCCATGACCATAATGATCCAGACAATGGTGAATTACCGTTTTTAAGAGCAACAGACCAAAATCCTTTAGAGGTCAATACTGTTTTACTCCATTTATAATCATCAGCAGAAAAAGTTCCAAGTTGTATAGGAGATGAAGAATTTGTTCCAGCGTTTGCAGTTGATAGGCCGTATCTCCCAAGCATTGATCCGGGGTCTCCGGTTGAACTACCACCCCAAGAATAAAGTGAACCAGTTCCAGAACTTGTTGTTTCCATTGCAATCATGTGTAGTTCTCCAGCAGAAGCAGAAACCCACGTTGTTAATGTTCCAATTTGGACTGGAGAAGATCGATTTGTAGTTGTACCATCCCCAACTTGTCCACTTGAATTCAATCCCCAACCCCATAATGTACCATCGGTTTTTATAGCAAGAGATGTTGCATTATTTCCACCGCCACTATCGTGTCCTGCATATACTTCTTTCCAATTGGTCAATGTTCCAATTTGTACTGGTGAAGATTGATTTGTAGTTGTACCATCGCCCAATTGACCAGTATTGTTAAGCCCCCAAGCCCATAGAGAACCAGTACCACCTGCACCTCTAATTGCAAGTCCATAGTATCCACCACCGGCTACCTTTTGCCAACCAGTTAATGTTCCAATTTGTACAGGTGAACTTTTACGAGTAGTTGTACCATCTCCTAATGCGCCAAAAGCACCAAAACCATTTGACCACAATGTACCATCTGTCTTTATTGCATAAAAACCACCATTTGCAGCACTTATCTTAGACCAATCAGTTAATGTACCAACCTGTACAGGTGATGATTTATTAACAACAGTGCTAATATTTAAACCAAGCTCTCCATTTCCATTAAATCCCCAAGTCCATAAACTTCCACTTGAATCCAAAGCCATAGAAAAATTCAAACCACCATCAACTGCAACCCAATTTGTTTTTGTAGTTGGTACAACTTGAACAGGAGAACTTTTACGAGTAGTTGTATTGTCTCCTAATTGTCCATATGTATTTAGTCCAGTTGACCATAATGAACCATCGTCTTTAAGCATTAGTGAATGTTGATAGCCACACCCCAAATCTTTCCAAGTTGTTAATGCTCCTATCTGTACTGGCGAACTTGAAGCAACTAAACTACCCCTTCCTAACTGTCCATTAGAATTAACACCCCACCCCCACAAAGTACCATTTATTTTTATAGCTAAAGTATGATTTCCACCAGCAAACACTTTTCTGAATCTTTCTGAATATGGGGCCATTACTCTTGCTGGTTGGATATTCGGTAAAGACAAACCTAACGCTCCGGCTGTATTTCCTCCCCATGCCCACATTGAACTATCGGTTTGTATTCCTATTGTATGTGAGTATCCTGCTGCAACATTTGACCATAAAAAAGTTCCTGCTTGAATAGGTGATTGTTTATCAACAGTTGAAAAATCACCAAGCTGTCCTGCAGTATTACGTCCCCATGCCCATAATGTACCATCATTTTTAATAGCAGCAGTATGAAAACCACCGGCAACTACTTTAGTCCAAGTTGTTAATGTTCCTATTTGTGTTGGTGAACTCCTGGCTGTTGTATCTCCCACACCTAAACCCAATTTTCCATAAGAATTATCACCCCATGACCACATAGTGCCATCTGTTTTTATAGCAAATCCACAAGCACCACCTGACACAACATATGACCAATTAGTTCCTGTTCCAATTTGAACAGGTGAGGATTTAGTAGTACTTGTACCATCACCTAAATTACCTTGTAAACCAGATCCCCAACTCCAAAGTGTACCATCAGTTTTTATAGCGAAAGAAGCAGGTGTTAATGTCAAAAAACTTTGATAAGCACCAGCAGCCACTTTAGCCCAATTGGTCAATGTTCCAATTTGTACTGGTGAAGATCTAGCAGTAATTGTACCATCGCCTAATTGACCATAACTATTATTACCCCATGCCCATAAAGTACCATCTTTTTTTACAGCTAACGAATATGATTCTCCAAAAGAAATATCTGACCAATCTGTTAAAGCACCTACTTGTATTGGTGAAGATCGTTCCGTTTGCGTTCCATCACCTAACTGACCAGAATCGTTATTACCCCATGCCCACAATTCTCTTGAGATAGTTGGACCAGGAGGAACTTTACTTGCATTTATCATTATATTTTTAATCATAGTATAACCTTATATATTTTGTCCACCAATAAAACCATACCAATTAGATCCAGTATTCAATGAAATAAAACCAAAAACATCTTTTTTACCGTTTGTACTTGTAAGTGTTGGTGCAGTACCCGCTGGCCACAATATCGATGCACCCCATGAAACCGCTCTTGGTGTTCCATCTGCGGTAAATATCAACACAAATGAACCAGCATTATTTGCAGCGGGTGGATTTGAAATAGTTAATGTAGTTATATTAGCGTTAAGGGCAACATTAAATACATTACCGTTTGCTAAATTCAAAGTTAAACCACCAGCTGATATTGTTGGTGAAGTGAATCTTTCTTCATAATCAATGAATACCGGAGTGTTTAATGAGCCAGATAGAAATATACTGCCAGATACCGTTACATTTTGAGTTAGTGTGTTTACAAACGATGCAGTTGATGCAAATGACGCTGAAGTCACAGTTCCACTTAAAAATGATGCTGTTGATGCAAAT